GTTAAGTCATTCTGTTGAATTGTGAGCGTGATTGGAATGTCCTCAAACACATCAATACGCTGCCAAGTATTCCCTGTAAATTGTGCCAATAATATAGTATCCATGTTACTTTCCTAAAAGTTTGATGTTATTTGAATATACATATTGGAGTTCCAAATTGTATACGGTTCTGTTACCTTCTATCTTTTTCTCAAACTCTGTGTTCAAGATATTCACAGGAGCAAGTCCCCCTTCAGTTGTGATTTCATAGACAAGATTTGATGTCCATAATTCCTCTAACCATTGGAATGTAGGTTGGTTCACAAATCCTGTGTTTACCAATACGGTCTCAACCATCACAACATCAGAGTCATTCAATCCACGAGAATATTGTGTCTTAACAGGGTTGTCTGAACCCCAATCAATATTCATGGATTTATATTGTTGTCTGTTGATAGATAGACCCTGAAATCTGTTAAACATCAATCTAACATAATCGTAGTGTCCATAACGATTCAAGAACATCAACTGAATGTGTTGGTTCTGTGAACGAGTTGGACCACAATCTAAATTGAATGTGAACATCTCGGATACTGGTTGGTATTCAACACAGTTTCCTTGAGTATATGTCGTTGGTGGGGTTTGTGGGATTATTGCCATATTACTTCTTATCTATTATACTCCAAATACCTCCAATTAAGGAAATCAGAGCACCGCTTATTTCTGTGAATGATGTTTCATCTATAACACCTTTCATGATTAGAATACCCCCGATGAATGTAAGGGAGTGTCTAATTAAACCTAATATTTGTTCTTTCTTCATAATCGTTTTATTTATGAACAGGCTGCTCCTGTTATTACTGTTATGTTTGCACAATCTGTGATTATGTTTGGACAACCACAAGGTATGATTACCGATGTGAAACCTGCTATGTTAATTGTATCCCATCTACTTGCTGAACAGTTGTAATATTGGACAGGACAAGTCACTGGATTATTATTTGATATATTCAACTGATAACAAGTGATACAGTTTGCTGATGGAGTTATTGTAGGGGTAGGTGTCGGAGTTGGAGTTGTTGTTGAACAAGAACCAATCACACCCACAACTGAGAATGTTGAGGTTACTGAATCCTGACATGCACAGAATGGAGCCATTGCTGAATTACCACCTAACGAGTATGAACCAACCGTTCCATTACAATTCACCCATCTAATCTCATCTGTGTATTCTGTGTTGTTCGTTACACCATATTCAATACATACACAAGGACTTGTTGGACTTGGTGTCGGAGTTGGAGTTGGGATTGGATTACATGGACCAGCGTTTATGATGGTTGCTGCAACCTCTGTGATTGGAACATCACAAGAACATACCGTATAACCCAAATTAGGTTTTAATACTAACTGACCAAATCTACCATTGGTGCAATTTGTAAATCCAACACTATATTGTTCTGAACCTGAATAACTGATTTGATACTCGGTGCAACCACTACAATATGCGGTAGGTGTAGGTGCTGGTGTTGATGTAGGAGTTGGTGTTGTCCCAAATGTTGATGTCGGAGTTGGGGTTGGTTGAATTGGAATTGTTGAACCTGTATATCTTCCATACAACTGAACGGTATATTGAACTGCGTTTGATGGAATGTATGGTAGGTTTGCTGGTCCTGCTCCCACATAAAGTGTGTTGTAATCTGTCGTTCCTGTGGCAGGATATATCAATGGGTAGTTCTGATACACCAAATTACAGTTAGGTCTTGGACCACCACCATTTGATACGATGTTGTCGTATGTGGTTGCGGTGATTACGGCTCCCTGGTCATCAATAAATGTGTATTTCACATAATACCCCTCTGATAGTCCTGATGTTGCACCAGACCAAAGATAATAGTTTGTGAACCCCAATGTGAAGTAGTCGTCCTCCATCACATCTAATGTTCTTGGTGCGTTTGTTAAGAATAGGTTAGATGTCGTTGGGTTTACACCTGCTGGTGTTCCTGATAATACGAACTGACCTATATCAAAACTTTGTTCTGTGGCTTTTGGATTCACCCCCATTGTTGAACGGAATACTTTGTATGGGATACTCTCAACTGCTGGTGGTCCAATGGAGTTTCCAAAACCAGTGTATCCTGTAATTGAACCAATCTCTGTATCCGCATACTCATAACCAACCTTCACATAGTAGTTGATTGTCTCCTGATTCAAAGGTCTTGAGAATGGGAATGTTTGGTGTGTATAAATTGGTGTGGTGTTCCAATACGATAGTGGTAATGAATCTGTGTAGGTCTCAAGGATTTGTTGTAAATCCAATATCCCAAGTCCAAAAGGATTTGGTGAACACTTACCCTCATACACCAATGCGTCCTCAACATACAACTCGTAGTTATACTTGAACTTGAATGTGCTTAACGGATTGTATGTGTCCGATGATAATGTAAAATATATTCCGTCTGATAATACGGGTTGAAACTCTGCTGGTGTTGCTGTAAATGCTATACTCATGGTCTTTGTGTTCCTGTTCTAAAGGTTATTTTTTCTCTTATTACTTCCTCAATGAATGCTCTACCATAGATACCAAAATCTCTTGATATGTCGTCCATTGATTGTTTGATTGCCTCATCTAAAAAGAATGTAGGTGCAATACCCAATTCTCCAATACTTCTTTGAATTAAGAATGCTCTATCATCGTTGGACATGAACCTACCTTGTTTATCCCTGAATTGTGGGATTGAATTATTGGTTCTTGTTCTTGCCCAAGTGGCTATTGTTGCAAGTGGTGGATACTTGAAGGTAGGGGATTGTTTCTTACCTCTACGACCTGAGTTCACAACTTGCCATTCAGGTGCTCCAGGGAACTCAATCACCATCTTTATATTTCCATCAGTATCTCGTTCCCAACTAACCGTAGCAGCGTCCAATAAACGACCAGTATAAACACGATTGTTTACTGCTCCTGGTGATTTTGGTCTACCATCATAACCTCGTGATTGACGGGGTTTCAATAGTTCGGTCTTGATGTTTTGTTCAATCACATCACCCAACATTCTTAATATGTCGTCTGGTGCTTGAGCCATTCTTAATCGTTAATCACATTTAATGTTAATGTTCCACCTGAGCATAAAGTATTGTAGAGTGATGTCGGCATTTCACATCTAACTCTACCATCACCATTATCAAAGTAAGTTCCATAGTCAGTCCAACAATAACAGAATGTTGGGTTATCACAACTTGGTGGTAATGGGTCTGGTTCTTGTGTATTAAATAAATTGACCAAATCAGTCATATTATTTTGATTCTCTATACTATAACAAGCCTCAACAGTTGTCCCATTACATCTGTATTGGATTGAGTTATAGTTTGGTGTTCCTGTAAAACTTAATACCTGTGAATAAACTGAAGTAGTTGGGACTGGTGTGGGTGTCGGAGTTGGTGATGGCGATGGTGTCGCTGTTGGTGTTGGGTAGTAATCACACGAATCCAATGTATCATAAACAATCAATGGGACTTCCATTGCAACCCCTGCCACATGGTCTCCAAATCTCTCAAAGAATGGGATTGCCTGAACTGGCATATTCACATCAATATTGTTGTATAATGTTGGTAAGGTATTCTGACCATACTTCAGGTATGCCAGAAATCTCTTGGCTTCCATACTCATATCAGATACACAATCCTTTTCATTGGATAAATCCCAATTCAAGATGTCCGCAAAAATCATGGTAACAGAATATATGGTCATATTCTCCTGATACTCTATTGCCTGTGGCACCACAAATAAGAATGGGTAGTTCACAGACGAACCAGAAACATTCTTTCCAAAATCCACCAAGTTTCCATAACCAAATGTGTTTAACATCGGGGATTGTTCCTGAAAATATTGGAGGTAATCTAACACCTTATGGAAGGTGGTATATTCGTTCATTATATTACTCATTTATTTCTTTTGTTTTTTAAGTTCGTTTTGTTGTTTAATTATCCTGTCTTTAATCAATGAAGCGGTAGACAAACATAAATACATATTCATCTCGTTGAGTTGTTCTATTTTGGTGAGGTCTTCTGTCGCGAGTTGGTAAGTGAGTTCAAAGTAGAACCTCGCAGTGGTTTCGGACGGAGCCATTTGGGGAGTATCTTCACTATCGGGTTCAGGTATTTCTCTATCTTCATCGTCACTTTCAAAGAAGTGTTTGTAGATTCTATGTATGCGTTTAGTGTTTGCAAAAAAAAAGTTGAAACTCCAAACCACATTTCCACAGGTAAGTTTTCCCTGAATAACTCTGCTCGTTCCGTCACCTTTGATGACTTGAACTTTTCCAATTTGTATTTCACCCCTTTCTCACTCTCAACAGGTCTGTATAAGATTGCCATAATCAAGTGTAGGTTGTCTAACAACTTATCTGATTGTGAATATACCTCAAGGTCCACCCATTGTCCCCAAGTCATATTCTGCCAGTCATTCTCCAATCCATAAGTCACACCATTCAATTCAAAGGTATTTACCAATTCGTTTGACTTTGGTTCTAAAATGTAGTTTGATAGTGCGTTCTCTACGAACTTGATTTGGTCCACAGGTAAATCTCTCAACTCATCTGTGGTGATGTCCAAATACAATGCGAGGATTTCCTCTGGCTTGGAATATTTAACAGGATTACCCTGTATCTTTTGGTATTTATCAATCGTTAGTTTTGGATTGACCTTAATTACTTGGTCGTCAATTATTACTTCTATCATACAAATGTGAACTTTTTTGGTTTGGTATCAAGGAACTCTGATACAACATATCTTAAGGCATCTAAGGCGTGGTCATCACCCTCTGTCTGATTTGTTATTCGTCCCTGTCTATCTTTTTTATATCTATAATTAGTGAACTCATTGATTAGGTTGTGTGAGTCCTTATGAATGTTTATCTTGAATTGTCTTAACTTTTGGATTCCAAATAGAACTGACCCTGCTCCCTTTTTAACTCCACGAACATTTAGACCTGACCTGTTTAACTCGGCAATTGACTTTGGTTCAGATGAGTCAGCAACTATATTCTCCATTCTTGAAATCCCCTTGTCCTTTAAGATAAAGGTTAAGTCCTCATTGGTTAGTCCTGCCTCATAGACAATTTCCCTTACGAATAATTCCTTGTCTCGTGCTTTGACCTCAACAACTGCACATACATCTTTTGCAAAACCAAAGTCCAATCCGTAATAGGTATATTTAATCCCTTGTGGTTCTTCATCGTATATGCTTGGTTGAACATACACAACCTCTCTTGGAGGGACTATCTGACCTTCAGAGTAAATCAACCACAGGTCATAGTCAGTTTCTTTTAATGAGTTGATTGAGTCAATGATTCGTTGGTCCAAGAATGCGTTGTCCCTCCATGTTGAAATCAATACACACCCATTCTCTTTTTTCTCGTAATCTAATCCCCACCAGTCAGTC